ATGAAAACGAACAAACAGTTTCTTGCAAGAAGCTCTTTTGTTTCAGTGTCCTCCTGACTTCAGACTATTAGATTGATGGCGTAATTTTTTCCAGTTAAAAAAAGAATTTAAATATAGAATGGAAATTAAGCAAGAAGGCGGTGCTAGTAGTTTTGTGTTCGATCGCGGTCCAAAAATATACAAAAAAGTCGACAAAGTAATTGTTACAAAACAAAAAAAACTAATGAACGCTGAACAAAAAAAAATAAAAAAAAATGAAAGTGTAATAAAAAGTCCAATTTCTTCAAGAGAACAAAAAGAAAAAGCATCTGAAAGGTTAAAAAAAATAAAGAATATTCAACGTAAAAGAACAGAAAATACTATTCGTCGTGGTGATAAACCTGTTGGAGGCGCTGTGGCAGTACGTGAAAAAAAATGTTTCACAAGTTTATTAAAATTCTTGGAATTGGAGAACAAAATTACAAATAATATAAGAAATGAAATTGCTAAGAAAATGGAAAACCAAACAAAAGAATTAAAAAAAAATTTAGCTGAGCGAAAATACGATATCGATACATCGGAAAAGGTAGATAATTTAAATCAATTACTATTGGCAAGTGATATTTATCACGACCATCATTCTAAAAGCAGAGGTGGATTAGAAGATAAAGATTTAAATTTTGCTATGAGTAGTATTACAGGAACGGAAAAACATTATAGCGAAGAAAAGGGAGAGAAATATATTAAAAGTTATTTTATAAAAAATGATGATAAACAGAAAACAAGACTAACGAATTTTCAAGTCGAGTTTATTCGTGACATCACTGGAGATTTTAATATTGTTACAGGACATCTAGATTTTACAGACATACGAATTATTATTGATAATGCTACTGTCCCCGCTCCTTTAACACCTTTTACATATGTTCCTCCTGCAAAACTAATTGACAAGGCAACAGCTGGTGCTGGTGGAATTTTTTCTCAAGATGATCATTATGATTCAAATAAATTAGTAGTTGTTAACCCTAGCAAATGGGGATTTGAAACTGAAAAGTCAAAGCTAAAGGATATTACTTTAGGTTTTAAATTGAAAAATAATGATAAACCATTTTCTAAAGATAATGTAGTTGGTAATTTAAAATGGGAAATTGGTGGGGTCCAATATGAAATTGATAAAGTTAGATCACCACAAGAAATTTTTAATAGAAAATATCCTGGAAAAAGTAAAAATCCAAACGCACAAAAATATCCTAATAATATTGAGTTTTTGAATGATATTCGCTCTAAGGCACTTGGCGATCTTGGATTAGTTGCATCATGTGAGAAATATTCTGTTGATGAAAAAACTGAATACGTATTATCAACAGGTGATATATTATGTGAAACAACTGCTTTTATTCATGATGTATCAACTTTTTTTTCACAAACCGTATATGTAAGCACTCAAAGAAATAATTGGGTATTTGAATTTGTCAGTGAAATATATAATGGAGCCATACCACCAAAGATATTATCAATTCTACCAGAAAAGATTGGTGGTCAAATATATTATTATACACCCTCGTCAAGAGAATACGCAAAAAGTTTTAAATTAAAAGATACTTTTTTTAATTATCTCAAAAAGGTACAAAACTCAGTAAATGGATTATTGAATAAAGGATACAAACTACTCGAGAATCTTAAAAAAGGTTTTTCTTTTGGCGATTCATTATTCTATGAGGAAGTTTTTAATGGTATGGATATTGAACAAGAAAATGATAGAATTACATCCAGTGAATATATCGGATATGAAGGGATGCGTAGTCAACACGGTGGAGCAAATGAAGAAGAAATTAATATTTTGAGAACAGGTTTATTAAACTATGACCTTGGCAGAAAACAACTAGTCCAATTAATCACAAATACAATTCGTAAAGTAATTATTCGATACGATAAAATAATTGGTGAATTTTTATCGGCAAAAGTAGAAGAATTGGATAAAATAGTCATAGTAAATAAGGAGAATTTTGAAAAAGTAAAAGCCCTTATAGTTCTACAACTGAAAAAGCTAAAAATATATACTTTTCACTGGATATTAACTCGTAAAGTCGATAACGATCATCACCGATTTCTTATGTTTTTAAATGATATTAATCGATTTACACCACATACTGATACAATATATTTTAGAAGTGAAGATGAAAGTAAAAGAATAAAACCTACAATTGTATTACTAAATCTAAAAGAAGGTGACAAAACGTTTATGCCTGATTTTTTAATGGAAAAAATACCACATTTTTATACTATTGAGATTTACGATATTTACTTTAAAAACATAAATCCTTCTGTTCTTTTCATTCACGATAATATTGTAGATAAACATAATAACTTCTATGATTACATAACTAAGCAAAAATATGTTGAATATCTTATTACCAATGAGGAGTTTAACAATAATAATTTTTCGGAAGACATTGATATAATACCTCAATTGAATATTTTACATACTTTTATTGAATTCTACATTCGATATGTAAATGATACATTGTTTGATAAATTTATTTATAAGATGGCAATAATTCTTGCTAAATTTCAAGATTCAAAATTCTTACTAGACCATCTTCTAGCAGAAAAATTTTATGAACAAGTACGAAGATGGAATGGAATGAATAATAAGCCCTACGCTAGTAATATTAAAGAATCTTCTTCTCAAATTCCCTACGAAATTCTCTTATTCAACGCTTTCACCTCTTATTATAATGCGAATAATATGCTGTTAGACTATGCTCGTGATAGCGATGGTTTTCCAGATTCAACTGGAAGAACAACTGTCAAAGATTTTTCTCCTCTTTACTATTATTACATTAACTTAATGCATAAACTACTTAGCAGATACGATAGGATAAATGTTGATTCCTTGTTTAGGTTGTTGGGTGAAAAATATTTAGGAATAGTATCTGTAAGAATACAAGCAGAAGCACAAGAAGAGGAAACAGAAGAAGAAGAAGAACCAGCAGGAGAAACAGAAAAAACGGAAGAAGAATTGGCAGAAGAAGAAAACTTAATACGAGAAAAAACAAAAGAAGCATTTGATGCATTGGAAAACGAAGGAGAAGATTTGTCTACTACAGTATCAAGTAGGTCAAGTATTACTCTTTCTTCTTTATAATCGATGAAAAGTTTGAATAGATTATTAACGAACTTTGCGTCGAGTATGTCTATGATTTTTTTTTTGATTAAGTTTTTGAATAGATTTACCGCGTAAAAATGGAGGTTTAATACCAGTACTTTGACCACTGGTTCGTAAACCTTTACTAAATACAGCTCCACTGGGTGTAACTGGGAATCCAGTGGATGTACCTTGACCAACTCCACTGAATAGTGAAGTTTGACCTTGATCAACTACACTGGATGTACCTTGACCAACTCCACTGGGTGTAACTGGAACAAATCCACGGGATGAATGTGTAACTGGAACAAATCCACGGGATGAATGTGTAACTGGAACAATTCCACTGGGTTTAACTGGAACTACAACGGGTACTGATTTCGTAGATGAAATAAATCTTAATGGTGAAATAGATCTTAATGGTGAAATAGATCTTAATGGTGAAACTGACACACCTAATTTTACTAACATTCCTTGAAGAACTAATATGTTTGATTCTGGATTATTAGCATTGAAATCGTAAACTTGAATATTAGAACCATTTTCATTCACTACTATATTCGCTAGGAATCGCCAATCCATATTTTTAGCTATGTCCGTGTCAATAATCTCTTGATTTGTGCCTCCAGGAAGACTTAGTCTTGTATCTATTCTAAGTGCTGGCACTTGCGCAGACACAAAGTTATTTTCTCCATTGAATGACATGTTTACTTTTAATAAGTTTTTTTATTCAAAAAAAGTAATTTCCAACAAGAGTGTTAAGTCTCTAGATCCCAAAGGAATCTGATTTTCCATTTCATCCGTCACGGATACATAGAGAGAGTTCACACGACCAATCGGCGCCGGATGTGAATAATACGTCGGCTGAAACATCTCCTTCGTAAAATTTTTGTATGCTTCGCGTCCCTCAACTGAATCAAAATACACAATCGTAAAAGGATTCTTCTTACCAGCAGATCGCTCAATACATCCCATATTCTGTGAAGAATCAGCATTCAGAAAAACGTACAAACGGCTCGTGAGATAAACCAAATCAAGAGCAAACGGCCCCGTAATTGTACCCGCGAAATCAGAAACAGTTTCTTGCAAGAACCCTAGAACTCTTGCAGGATTGCCCATTTGTCTCAAGACTCCATTTTCATAAAGATCTTTTGGTCCTTGGTCAAAGACTAAAGCGAATGATGTTATATCGGAAACATTTCGGAGAATACTCACAAAATCGTTGAGAAGACTTACTGTATATGTATTAATCCTTCCTGCAAGAGCATTGAGTTTCGTCTGAATATGAGAAACCAGAGTTAATGGTGTATAACGAGCGGGTGTTAGTGAGACAACCCATTTCTGTGAACCTTCCATAAAAGTGAATTGATTCCACGGTTCGTAAATATTGTATGCGGAAGCCGGAATTGTTCCACCGACAAGCTGAACGGAATAGATATCCTTGAGAGGCGTTGGCAAGATCCAGCGGAATTGATTGCTGTTGGGAAAACTCTTGCTGTTTCTGTCACGACTATTGACTTCTAGCAGAATCGTTCTCTTCTTCCTGTGCTCTTTTGATCGCTGTTGAAGAACTTCTTGTCCTGATGTTGTAGCCTGTCCTTGCATATTACTATGTAATTATAGAAGGAACGCTTTTTTTTTCCGCAAAGAGTTTCTAGAATTTCCTCACTTGAATAAGTGCCGATTTACTCTTTTTCCCGTTCGCCCCGAACCGTCCATCAAAATCCTCGGCCACCTGCTCATTGTCGCCACCCCGAGAATTCGCAGCCGAATGTGCCCAGATTTCAGATGATCCGATTTTGAAATCTTGACGTATAGGTGCCTTGTACCAATAGACTTGGTCGACTAACTTGTTACTTTTCGCATTATTATCAATAACTAAGCATTCGAAATTCTCAGTACATTGGTCCATCACTTGGCAGAATGACTCAAAATCAGGAAACATTCCGGCATATTGCTCGTAAAGCCTCTTTCTGTTTGCGACAATTGTTTCTCGCAGAATAAAGACGAAATCAATATTCGTACGCAGACTCGGTGGCACACCAAGAGCGTACTGCATAGTAATAATGAAAAGAGCGTGTACGTGACGTCCATTCATGAAAAGATAACGGATATTTTTATCTTTAGTCCATATGGTGTCAAATAAGCAATCGTCCAAAATCAAAAAGGTTCTTGGATCGACATTGGATGTACCTCGCTCATTAATATCCTTTGATATCTTGGCTGCAAGAAGTTTCTGTCTCTTTAGCATATTCGCAATAATCAGTGGAGTATACTCCTCGTGAATGAAGAGTGAGGGTACCATCTTTGAATAAAACTGATTGGCACCTTCCGTACCGCTGATAACAGTACCCACTGGAATGTCCTGGTTGTGCCAGAGAAGGTCTTTCACTAAATACGACTTACCAGTTTCACGCTTCCCAATCATCACTACAACGTGACGAGCCTTGATACGTGACATATCAAATTTTTTAAGACGTAAATTCAATAATTTCCGTGAACTCGTCCCACCTCCGCCACTACTATTTTCCTGCGCACCTGTTTGAGTGCTCATTCCTGTATTCGGCTATTTTTTTTTAAGATTCAACAGTAACGCATAAGAAAAGGAGAGACAAGACAAGGGGAAGCGCGGTCTATTATGATATTGTGATTCTATGAAACAAGTAATGGGAAAAAAGAATCAATTAGCGACAAAACAGCAAACAGTAAATAATGCTACTTCGACACAAAAGTCGTTCTGTAAAGAGCCAAAGGGTGTTCCATCCTCTCTCGGCCTTCATTATTTCAGCAAGCCATTTCCTGCAAGAGTTCAAGAAGCACTTGCTCCACATTTCAGCAAAATACAGACATATTTTTCACCTCTTGAGCGCATTTTCAATAATGTAGCGCCAGGCAAGAGTTCTGGTTATTTGCTTAATGTAGCTGAATGGATTCAAGACATCTCGGGATTTATCGATCCATTTCGTTTTGAAGGAAGTGTTGGTCCGATTGATTCGGAAGATACCAAACTCAGATCTACCAAGATGTTTCTTAAAAGAGCTCATATCCTTCATCCCATTACATATATGAGTGGCAAGTATGTTCTTCCGGATGACGGTGCGCTTCCCAGTTATCACAACGCATGGCAAAACACTCTTGCAAAGATTAATGAGCCAATGAATGAGGCCTACGTTGATGCTTTATTTGCTGTATGTGCTAGCCGACTAGTAGAACAAAATCTATCACCGCATTTTGTACGTTGTCACGGTGTCTTTTGTGGTCGTTTCGATAAGTACATGTACAATCTCACTGAGGATTATGATGATGTACGCAACGAACCCTGGTTCACTGAGAATTTAGCAAATGGAATTTTTGAACTCCGAATTCTTGATGAACAGGGTGACTCAATGTCCTTTAAGCCGGCCGATTCTTTTCGAAAGCCTCGCAGGTCAATTGTGAGTGATTCATCAACGATGTTAGATAGTGCCGACGCAGATGGAGGTGATTTAGTTGAAGTAGATGACTTTGCTGTCGAAGGACAAGCGCTCGCGAAGCAGACGAAGCAGACACAAGGACAAGGAGAAGGACAAGGACAAGGACAAGGACAAGGAGAAGGAGAAGGAGAAGGAGAAGACCTGCAAGAAGCCGAGTTAGACGACATAGAAGAAGCTGATTTAGAACAAGATATTGAAGTTCAGAATTTCAATGTGAAGTCAAATCTCGTAAATATTCGGGCTTCAATGACTCATTGTGGTAGCAGTGGTAGCAGTAGTAGTGGAATCAGCGAAGATAAAGACAAAGGAAGTGACAGTGGTGAAAGTGACAGTGGTGAAAGTGACAGTGGAAGCAGTGACAGTGGTGAAAGTGACAGTGGAAGCAGTGAAGACAGTGGAGACAGTGGAGACAATGAAAGTGACGAGAGTGAAGGTCCTCCAATCATTGCCATTTTCAAAAACTTTCCCGTGATGGCAACTGTGATGGAGTGTTGCGATGGAACCATGGACAAACTCCTAGACGAACAGGCCGATATAGATGATGATGCTTCACCGGAGGACAAAAAAGATAAAGAAATACGATGGTCCTCATGGATTTTTCAGGTAGTCTCTGCTCTTGCTGTTGCTCAGAAGTATTACCATTTTGTCCACAACGATCTCCACACAAACAATATTATGTGGTCGGCCACAGAAAAGACAACATTATACTATCATCTCAAAGATGCTCTCGGAGGTTCGCGATATTACGCGGTGCCAACATTTGGAAAAATATTCAAGATAATTGATTTTAATCGAGCGAATTATCATTTAGGTAAGAGAGGAGGATTCTTCATTAGCGACGCATATGAATCTGAAGGTGACGCGTATGGTCAGTACAATTGCGGGCCTTATTACAATCAGAAACAAGCACGTATTGATCCAAATCCATCTTTCGACCTCTGCCGTCTAGCCTGCTCTCTTCTCGATAGTCTGTACGAAGATGAACCCGAGTCTGTTGAGCCAAAGAGAATCATGACAGAAGAAACCGGAATAAAACAGTATGAGACAAAGTCACAGGTATACAATCTATTGTGGACATGGCTACAACAGAAAGATGGTGGAGGTAACGTTCTGAGAAATTCGAATGGAACAGAACGTTATCCCGGATTTGATTTATATAAGAAAATATCCACTAATGTGACATCAGCGATTCCTTGTGAACAGTTGACCAAGCCTATTTTTGATTCAAAGTATAGAATTAAGAAACAGGATATTCCTGCAGGAGACATGATATGGGAGTTGCCATGTTCACTATAATTTTTTCATGAACTTGTCGCGTATCGAATTGTCCATTGTCTCGCCTTTTCTTCATACATCAATTTATCTGATTTATACAACTGTGCAATATCATGAACAAGTGGATCATTCGGATTGGGGTCCGTCAGTAAACTCAAAATACTCAAAAGAACTTTGCTAACTGTTAACGCAGGAGACCATTGCTGTTTTAAGATGTCAAGACAAATGATTCCGGCAGAATTAATATTCGGATGATAAATCTTGGTTGTAAAATTCACAGAAGGTGGCTTGAAAGGATAGTCTAGAGGAAACTGAATACGAAGTTTAAAAACACCACCATGAAAGGGTGAATCTTCTGGTCCGAAAATCATTCCCTCCCATAAATACATATTCCCATCAATTGGTCCAGCAGTACAATTTGACGGTGGATCTTTTGCTAAATCTTCCATTTCTTTTTGTATACGACGACTTGCTGCCATTATTACTTATTTAAGAGAAACGCTTAAATCACTTATTCCTACTTGTTTTCAAAGTCTTTTTTCGTTGAACAGATAACAAATGTGGTTTGCTATTACAATTGACCTTTTTCAGTGTGACTCCTTTTGTTTGAAGAACACTCTTCGTACAAGTAGCAATAGCAGCGGATAACTTGTTACTGTTTCCTTTACGAAGACGAATTGATTTTCTAACCTTCTTGATACAATGGCAAAAATTCTTTGTCATCAATGCTCCAGCTCTCATATTCTATTTAATTTACATATTTATTATTTCAATGAGTCTGTTTCCAACAAGTGCCGGCGAAATATCATTTATGATACGAAAGTCGAAAGACCAGTCATCTAATTCATGCTCTGATGGATCATCCGCAGATTCTATAGCTGGTCTAATAATTCGAACAGTTGTATGTTGTGCAAGAGGAAATAATGCCTTAAAATAACTATATTCATGCTTATACCGCCAATCAGTAATGACTATGTTATTACACTCAGCCTGTCCCTCAACAATCTTCAAATACTCCTTTTCCGTAAAGATATTCTGATTTAGTTTTTTCATTTCAAAGGATTTTTGAATGAGCATATCTCGAACAGTTTGTCCATCAGCGTTTATTACTATCTTTTTACCTTCTTGTGTGTCACACCACGACCGAGGAAAATTATTCTCTTGAGCAACTATATCCTTCAAGGAATCTGCGAACGCAAATCGGTGATAATCCAGCTTCTTGCATAGAATTTCAGCCATCGTATCCTTTCCAGAACCGGCCCAACCCGAAAGCCAAATAATTTTCATTTATTTACTTATATATCCCATATATATGTAAAAATCACTTTTACGTCAATTTTTTAAATGTGAAAGATAGAATGGAGCAAATCCAAAAACAGCTTCACATGTTGTCCGCATCTCTTGTAGTAATATTTACCTTGTATGTCAGTATTAAGAGGATTTTGTTTTCTAAAACTCGTTTACCTATTGCAATATACCTGGCTCTTTTGATTTTCATTGTTGCAGCTATTTTTCTAGGAAGCAACCGGTCAACCTATCTTCCTTTTCTAGGAGAGACGGTAATGCCGTGTTCTATTCTCAAAGAAACAACACCGGAAAATGCCGATTTTGAAGTTCGCATTCAGATTCTCAGTCCAGGAAAGAAGGTACTCTTTTGGGCATCAGAGCCGGAGAGCAACCATCTTAGCGAGCTAGTTGATTGGCGGAAAGCATATCTTGGTTTTCACAATGCTGGTGTGACAACGATCGGTGAGGATAATCATGTTATCTTGCGTGTCCGTAAGCCCCAGCCATATACGGTTCCAGTGAAAGGACGTCTTGAAGCACACATTCATTATCGCGTTTGTGGGGAAAAAGGTATGCTCGGTCCCGTTCAAACATATTTTTTAGAGACGGATGATGTGGAACCAAAGACAGATGAATCTTTGGTTGGACCAGACACGTCGGAACCTTTTTGGGCATCGGCTATCTAGGAAAGGCTATGCAGTATTATTACCACCACGTTGAGAAATCAGATTGCGTTGCTCAGGAGTAGTGCAAACGCATCCTGAACTACAGCTGAACGATGCTCCACAGCACTCGGGTTTACATTGATTGTTTGCGAAAATGAAAAGAGAATCTTCGTCAATAACTACGGGAGGACCGACTAAAGGCTCATCTGGGGCAGTTCCACGCCAATCCGATTTTCCATGTGCCGGCTTCTTGGTCAAATTATCGTATGTCCCAATTGCCTCGTATTCACCCGTGTTCAGAGAAGGAGCGGGATTCATGAAATTCTCTAAGAATCCGTCCTCAATTGTAGACACAGTGTTCACGTAACCCAAAACCATTAATACATTAGCAACGAAGAGTAAACCTAGCATTGTTGCTAACCACGCAATGTTTAGCTTCATATCTATAATTCTACTCTATTTTTTTTGCCACTAGTCATCATACGTTTTATGAAGATTGTGAAGTCCAACTTCTGAGAAATCCCGAACTAGAGTATCGTTCACTAAGAAAGTACCTTTATCTGTAAACAAATGATACATTTTCGTTTCTTGCAGGAGAATCGTCTTTTTTCCACTCGAGGATAATGGAATCCAAATTGCTTTAATCGGTTCAAAAAACCATACACCATTCGTCAAACCGTCATAAATCGGTGTTCCGGCATCAATGAGAACTTCTACGACACCCACTACTTTGGTAAATCCATGAAGAGTAGATATTTCGTCTCCAACTTCTACTTGTGAAATGGGTAACAATCCACAATCACTCACGAAAACCTTGACATCACCGCGAATACCGGCTTCAGTGGTATTATCTGCAAGAGGCGAGGAAGACACAACACCATTTATTATTTCGTAAACAGTCTTCTTCCATTCGGCCAATCCTACCAAATCATTCTCAGGTATTTCTTCATAATCCAACAGCATTAGAAAGCCATTATTATTAGTTTGGACGGGAATACGTCGAGAAGTTGTATTTAAATTATAGAAGTTAGTTTCAACTCCCTGTAAGAATGCGCGTGGATGTTTCTTCGCATAAATCGCTTCACCCGAATCATTCTGAAGCATGTGTGCTCCGGTCATTTTAACGCCATCAATATTGTAAATAGATGTCGGAATCTTTGATCGAAGACGCAAACATGCGGTAACTCTTCCAGAACCGTGACCTAATAGATCGCCAACTTTTAAGGATGAAATCGTTTTGGAAGAACCGTCTGACATGATTACACTAGTGTCTCCGGTAATACAGAATGAAGAAGTAACCATTGCTCCAGTAACTGCTCCGGCGATAATGCCTACAACTGCGATTCCAGCAAAGACTAGCCAGCTAACAGGAGAAATAAATGCAGCGAAGATTACCATTAACGCAATGAGAATCCCAACTATGATAGCGATGACATATAGAGCAAATTGAATCATTGTCGTGAAACTTACGAGAATCGCAATCAAAATCATAGCGACCGATGTCAAAGCAGCCATAATTTTTCCCATGACGTCAAAGAGCAAGTTAAATTTGGATTTTAATTCAATAAATGTAGCAAGAAATCGCCGTTGTACTGATGATAAAACACTATCAAATACTTCGACTAATTTGTTATACGCACTCGTAACGAGATTCACACTTGAACCAATCACTCCCATAATAACTTGTTGTTTATCCTGCAAGAAACGTACGGGTGTTGCAGCGAATTGTAAAGCGTCTTGTGCCAATGATCCCTGGCAGAATTGGAAATTATCCTTTGCGAAGTCAGATACGCTTCGAGTGTCATCACTGGGTTTATACAAACCGGCAGAAACAACAACGCCTGGTTGGCATCTTCTTTTAGGCCAATTTGCCATAATTTCAGCTCTTTGTCCATAATTGAAAGCGGCAGCTAATCCTATTAAAAGAGCAAATGAGATACCAGCAATTTTGGCTAGTGAACTCTCACTTTGATTGCCACCCTGTTTTTCGGTAGCATCCATCCTGAGATATCGGGTTATTATTTCTCATTCAAAAGAACGATGGCTATTTTCTTACAATTAAGTATAATGGGTAATACAGCAACCAAACAAGCATCTGTAGGAGTTTCTAATGTATCTGTCTCTTCTCCTGTTCCTTTATCAGTGGCGCCTGTGTCTGTCACAAACAGCACGGAGACTAGATCTATGAGACAGTGTGGAGGAGCTAAGCAGTGTGGAGGTGGAAAGCCAAAGAGCAAGAGCAAGAGCAAGAGAAAGAGCAGGAGCAAGACCTTGAAGAAGACAGTCAAGTAGAGTTTTTTTCCAGAATACACAATGATAAAGAAGCTTGGCTAGTTTATCAATGTAGTATAGTTTGTAGCTATAAAGCAGGGATGGCACAAGGGAAGCAGGTTGAGTTCAATAAAAGTTTGCCACTAGAAGAACCTTCATTAGTCAAGCCAGGAATTTTATCAGCATTCTTGGCTCTAGGTATATTTCTAATCTTATTCAACGGCACAAACAAAGAAGTTGCAGAAAATTGGCCTAAGTACCGTTGCCAACCACATATAATGCCCTTGGCAGGATATTACGGTTACAATGCCCAAGAAAATATTGAGTTTTGTCTTAAAAACGTATTCTTGAAAGAAGCTCCTGCTGTTCTGGGTCCAATTTACGAAGTAACCAACACATTGAATCAAACTATGAGTGCCGTGGGAACAGGTATTATGAGTATTCGACAAAACATGTCTTCATTAGTCTCGGGTATTCAAGGAGTGTTCCGTAGTTTCAATAAACGTATTCAGGTCGTTCTTCAAGTACTCAAAGATAAATTTAATACTCTTGAAAATCTCATGGGTCGTCTTTTTGCCTTATTTATCACCATCATGTACACAGGAATTACCGCATTAGCAGCAGGTTCCACGTTTGCGAAAGGAACAGTCTTCGCATTCTTAGAGACATTTTGTTTTCCTGCAGGAACTCCTATTCGCTGTGCCGATGGTTCTTGGAAGCCAATTGAATCGATTTCTGTGAATGATCAGTTATGGACATTTGAAACAGAAAAGAATATTGTGAAGAGTACATTCATATTTGACGGTAGAAATACATCAATGTGTTCAGTAGACGATGTAACGATTAGCACTAATCATCTTGTTCTTTTCGAAGGCAATTGGATTCCTGCAGGAAATCATTGTCGGGCAATTCCTCTGCTCGAAAAATACGAAAAGTTATATTGCTTGAGCACTTCTCTTCATCGCTTCTGGGCAGGTTCTATTCTTGTTTCCGATTTTGAAGAATCTGAAGAAGCTAGTTCTTTAGCTCAACGAGCAATCATGCGTTCAGTGAATGGTGTTTCTCAAGAAAATGAAAATGAAAAAGCAGAGAACTACAATCTAGGATTAGATCCTAATCTGGAAGTAGCCACGATAGATGGATGGATACCTCTTACAGAAATAGTGCTTGGAACTTTATTAGTTGGCGGTGGAAAGATATACGGTCTTGTTGATGAAATGGTAGAAGAAGTATCTGTGAATTCAGACAGCCTAAAGACAACATCGGCACAGCTTTTCTGGGATTGTGATGGAAAGAAGTGGAGACGAAATGTAAATCATAATTCTATTACAATCCCTGGAAAAACAACATTGAAACAACTGTTTGTAGGTAACAATAATATTTTTTATGTCCGAGATCCGAAAAAAAGAAACGGAAGAACTTATGCGGTTAGAGATTATAATGAAGTAAGCGATTGTTCTCAAGATGTCGAAGCGATATTCTTATCAATGTTAAAAATTGAATAAGGCATAAGGCATAAGGCATAAGGCATAGAGCATAAGAAATACAATGGACATAGCAATTTATCAATCGGTGCGAGACAGTAATTTATTCTGTGCCGAACTAAAGACTAATGTAGGTATATCAACTGGCGGAAATGACACAGTTCATCTTGCTATTCTACTTGACGTAAGTGGTAGCATGGAGGGAAAAGGACTAAATGAGCTAAAGCGTACACTCAAGGCACTTGTTAAGTGTCTTACTGAAAAAGATTCTCTCACTATAATCGCGTATTCATCTGATTCCGAACTTATCTGTTCAGCAAAGACGATTGGAAAAGATTTGGAAACATGGTATTTACTTATTAATGGCTTGATAGCTAGAGGAAATACCAATATTGAATCGGCCTTCAGTACTCTTGCAAGAACATGTGTTGAATTACCACATGGTATTATCTTGCTAACGGATGGTATTGTAAATATGGGTGCAACTTCAGCAAAAGCAATAGTGCTTCCACTTGAAACAAATTTCATCTTGCAGAATATTCCTATATTCACTCTTGGAATTGGTGATAAGCACAATCAGATCATGCTTCGAGACATTGCTTCTGGTTCACAGGGAAACTACTTCTATATCGACACCTCTGAAGATTTACCGCAGACGTTCGGAAGTATTCTTGGTGTATTACGCGATAGAGCAGTTGAAGATATAAGTATGACTTTGTCTTCTGATTTTATATGGCTAGAACGCCATATTTCTACGGATAAACGAGAAGTCCTCATTCCTTATCTCGGTTCACAAGTCGAGCAAAGGTTACTTTTCCGTCGGGAAGGACAAGGACAAGGACAAGGACAAGGACAAGCACCCAATCTGAGCTCACAATTCACTATTCAGCCGATCGGTAAGCAGAATATTTGTACTCCTGGTTTCGGTATTCGTTCATCTCTGCTCGTAGACGCTGAAATGATTCGTTTAACCACAAAGGACATTCTCAACCAAGCCACAAATATGCTAAGTATTTGTAATCGTCTTAAGGCCATCGAACTATTGGAAAATCTCCAAGAACAGATTGAGGAAGATAGTGAACTCCGAGTTCTTCCGCAAGTTATGTGTATGCGCGGTCTAGTTCTCGATATCCTTGAAACGCTCAAAAGACACAGTGAATTTGAGAAACCTGCTCTAATGTCTCGAATGACTACTTTTGCGACAACTCTTGACGTTCAAAGAAGTTCTGCCTTCAAATCTCCCGAACTTAATTTGTTATATGGTAGTCGAAGCATGCGCGTACAAACACAGCATGTAACTCAGCATTACGACTCTATGTAATTCAAACAGATGAAGACAATAAAAATAACTAAGTTACGGCGACAACCCGGTTCTTCCTTTCCCGTCATCGGTCCAATCAATTACCGCAGCTAATAATAAGAACAGTATGTCTAACCGAAACAACTTGGCACGCGGTAATTCTCCTGGAGGAAATGCACTCGAAGAAAACCTGTCAGTGAATAATGTAAATAACGCAAATAACAACTTGAGTAAATTAGGTAATTTGAACATTACCTTGACAGGTAAAAATTTTGTGGGCAATAAACAGAACATGGCTTCCGCTGGTGAACTAGAAGAAGTAATCGAAGCCGGTGAGGGTCAATCAGGCGCACCTGGTTCGACAAATTTATTTAACGGACTTACGGTAAAGAACCAATCAATTAGGGAAAATGTGAGTCCTCTCACAAATCTTTCTCTGTCTTCTGCGTCTTTGGCTCGCGCTGGAACAACGGAGGGAGCACAATTCCGCAAGGAGGTCTCCGGTTTTTTGGTTGTCAATGGCGATGAGGCAATTCTACAGGTGAAGACCACGGGTGGCGATGCTTTGAAAGCCACAATCTGCGGTGAAAGTGGATACACCACAAACAATCCTAGTTCCCGGGTTTCATATAACGGCTTTGGAGGTACACCAAATATTAACACCAGCGGAAAATCATATTCTCCACCAAAGACTATCAAGTTCAGTTTCAAGGATTTAGATCTAATGAAATTTTTCCGCGATAGAAATGGTAATACGAACGATAATCCGTATATTGCTCTGACCAATGGTGATTGGACCAAGATTGAAAAGAAGAAGGATTCAATTACCGGAACACCTCTTGGTCCTGCCATTGCGTTTGGCGCCTATCTTATTAAAAACGGAATCGCTATTGGTCAATTCACCATGCGTTACGTTACTCTTGCCAAGCTTTTTACGAGTTCCAAAAATCCTGATCTCATTTCTATCGGTAAGAAGATTAGTGAGATTGAGAACTATGTGAAGGTACTGATGAATGAGGTGGCAAATCAGCAGAAGGAGCGTTCTTCAAAGAAGTCAATTTATGATAACACAAACAATAAGGAACGAGTTATTTTTGATCTGAAGAGCTTTGAGAAGAAGATTAAGGCCAAGGAAGAGGAAATGAAGCCCCACATCAATGTATTGCTGAAAGAAGTCAAGGACTTACTGGAGAAGATTAAGGAGGATTCTTCAGCGAAGACTATTGTTCAAGAAGTAACGAATGCTGTTGAGGAAGGTAAGAAGGCTACAATCGCTGAGCTAGCCAACGTAACAAACACCAGTAATCTCAAGAATAAACCAAACAATAGCAAGAATAACAACCCCAAGAATGAAGGTGGTGCTCCTGAGATGCTACCTGAGATGAAACAACTTCTCGACATGTTTATCTTAGTGCTTCACGGTGCAGCAAGCAATGAAATCGTTGATAGTGAGACAAGCGAGACAATGTCTAACAAGACACGTATTGTGGACAAGGATGTTCGCCGATACATTGATGCCGTCGCAAAGTACCAGGCAACACGTAGTCTGCCTACAAAGCTTATTAAGGAGCTAGGTGATTCTGATGCGGCAGATGTTCAAGTCAAGCTTCTCAAGGCTCTTCAAGCGATTCGTCCCTTTCTCGCTAGTCTGACAGAGGGATGGACAGCGCCTTCCTTCAGTAGCATGTTCAGCCGTGGTAAGACTCAGAAGAACATTCCCAGAAAGAATAGCAACAGCTATAACGAACTTACGTCTTATCAACCTAGCGCACCACCGGAAGCTCTAGGAGCTTTAGAGGATGAAGAGAATGAACCAAAGAACTACACGCAACAAAATGCAGTGAAGCCTCTCACATATTTTAATCGTATCAAGAAATTCGGGTCATCTATCGCATCTCGGTTCACACGCAAGAATCCCACCGCACCTGCTTCTAGCATGAGGGGAAAGCCGAACGGTTCCGGAACTCCATTCACAACTCCAACCAACAGTTCCTATTATCCAAACAATGTGAATTCAAACATTCGGAACTTACCAAATAATAAGTTCCGAAGCAAGTACAACAAGACAAACGTGTTCCGTAAGAACAACCCAATGCTAAATAAGACTCGTAAGAACACTCGATATGGTTCAGTAGGCAGTTCCAACAGGATTAATCCTCGCGTCCAAGGAAGTCTAGGGCAATACGTTGCACCGGGAATCGGTAAGAGACCAGTAGGCGCGAGTCTATAAGAATTTCATCTTAATCAATAGAGAAAGTAATGGACGCTTCAGACACAATTCGACGGATGAAAGCAAGTAAAGTCTACGCAGATATCTCAGCCTCAAGAAAGACTGTACAAGGTAACGCCAATTGTGGAACTTGCTCTGAACTTTCTTGCAAGAGAGTATTTGCCTCCTTTGAGGAGAAACAATTGTATCTTGAGGGAAAGGAAAAGTGTCGTGGATGTAAATGTGATCGTTAAGAATATAATATCTCTTTGACTTGAAAACTGAAAATGGTATATTATATTCTTAATATTCCATTTTATGTCTAATAATGTTGTATGGACATTTACTTCCTTACATACACTGCGTCGCCCCAATTTTCCTCCATCATCTTAATGCTGATTCTAGTAAGTCCGTTCCGATTGAGAATCTCATCAATCTCTGAAAGAACACCATTGTTCTTATAGACTTCGCCGATATTTACCTCAGTATAGATAACGTCTGCATACTTGAGCAACTCTTCAGAACCTTTGAAGACATTCAACTCGTTTCCTTGAATATCTAAGTTCCAAACGTTATAGTTGTTTGGATTCAAGTTATGTTTCGTAAAAAACATTGAAAGTGGCATCGTTCGTACATTAATTGTTTTCGTAAATGTAATATGTGGATAACTCTCAGCATGAGTTCCAAACTCTAATAGACTTGAACTTTGCATGTTACTTGCAACATGAAATTCCGCATCCCGTTCAACATTATCAAGAGCTGCAGTGTAGCAGTTTGGAATTCCACGAAGCTTGTTGATCTGCGTTAATTCGTCATTTGCATCAACCCAAACCATATTTGATACATCTACCCCCCAATTACAATATGTTTGAAGTTCCTCACATGTGTGTGCTCCGATGTGTAGAATACCCTTAATCTTAATTCCATGATCATTTATCATCTTGATAACATGAGTCTCATGAATTAACATCTTTAGTTAAAAATGGGAGTCTTCCGTTAAAGTGGTATTTTTTATCTCACTTTACAATCAAAAAATGTGTGGTTTTTTTTAGATTATTTTACTCATGTTATGAACCTTTCCGAAGTGGACAATGTCTCAATCCGTGATAGTTCAAATTACCTTCGTAAAGAACGCGGTAACAAAATAAACAACTATGAATATGGGTAGACCAATTGATAAAAGTTTATATAAGACAAAGGGTGAACGAGTTCAAGAATGTGTAGCACTCTGGAAAAAAATGACAAAAGACTTAGCAATTCCTCCAGGAGCCGATGGAATGGGCGCGATCAAAGAAGAAATTGATAAATTTATTCATACTGGTGATCAATGGTCGGGTGATATTGAAATTCCAATGATTCGTCGAATAGCTGTTATCGTCTTGACGAATAAGCGGATTAGACCTGTAACTATTACATTAAAGTGCGAACAAGAAAGCGGCACGTCCACCGAAAATACGTAGAACATTCCATGTTGTTGTCCACAAATATAGATTGAGAGGTGGATATTTTCCTGAAGAAGATTTTTCCATTGTAAAGACGATTTCCTTCCGTGATAGCTTATCAAAATTAGCTAGACCACGAGGCTGATAGGCGTTTCCAAGTTCTGGATCATTCCACACGCCCGGTGACAAACTAAAGGGATATGCGTAAATATAACGCCAAAATACTGGTGCTTTTCGATAATGAAGAACGGGGATTAAGCTTCTAAAGAGAGATGGTTGAGTATGGTGGAATCGCTGTGTTCCGTTGTAGAACAGTGCTACTTCCGAAATAGGTTCAGAAAACGCATGCCGGAAACCTGTTCCGTCTAAATTCCAAGGCACAAATGATGCGTCTTCCCCAGAACCCGACAAATCTCTAGTTGCTAAGAAATGGGCATTGTATAAATCGGCCAGTGGATTATGGAAATACCAGAGTAGATCCTGCGTCGGATTATTGAATGGAATGATTGCTCGTAAGACAGGTAGTCCTCCTGTGTTTACCGGACCTAGTGAATTATACAAGGGAACTTTGTATTCAAGATCAGCCGTACGTAAGTTCGAAGCTTCAAAATCGTCTACGGAAATGTATTCTCCAAGAAGATAGGCTTCATCCAAATGGATTTTGGAAGGGATTTGGATTCCTTTTATTTCCTCACCAGGCACACCGAATTCGGAAAGACTAGAATCTGTTCTGAAAATTAACGGTCCGTTTTCAACGGCTTTATAGAACTTGGCTCCTTGGAATCTGGGCATACTACCGGATGGTGTACATTCATCTTTGTTTTCATCTGTACTTAATTCACTGATTCTTGCAGTTGTGCTATATAATTCTTCAAGAGGCCTGAAAACAACTTGACAGCGGACAGTGTCAACAGAAAGAGCTCCTATCGGCAAACTCTGAGCTAAATGCTGCGTAAACCAAAAAGGAAGAGGAATTTGTAGCTTCAGTTGTCCACTTGCTAAAAGAGCTAGAGGGTCATAGTTCTCAACGCGACCAATCATTGTGTTTTTCAAAGCTAACTTCTCGGGAGGTTCATAGAGTTCATCGAGAACCTCAAGCAAACGACCGTCCAGAGTTGCTACAGATACACCACCTATTTCAAGAGTGATTCTGTCAATAATAGCATGTCCAACGCTATTACACCAGCTAAATATTGGACCAAGGAACTTATTACTCGTAACTCGCAGACTAGTATCACCTGCAAGAAAAGCAGCTTGAAGTTGAATTCCATAGATATCCGGGAGTGTCACACAAAGAAACAATCGGTGGATAAATTCAGCTTGGCGAGGTAATGTAACAGATGCTTGAATTCCAAAATCTGGAGCAGTGTCAAAATCAATTCTGTAAAATCGTGCAGCCCATCGTGTGGTCGCTTTGTACACACGAACATAACGTGTCGTTTCTGGTTTCCCTTTTATTTCTTCTTCATCCGGCTGTAGACGTTTATCTTGTAAACCTCTACTGACTATCTTAAATAAATCTGGAACAGACATTCCCCTGCTGTTTCAATAGACTATTCTGCGCCTTATGTCTGAGTTTATTCAGCGTAAAGAGCCAGCGTTCTTGCAGAAGGATCCTTGGCTTCCGGTGACCAATTTGGCATCCAATAGGAAGGAATCACACACATTGCTCTCTCACCGAATTCGGCCTTGAACATATGCGCATACCAAAAAGCTTCAGCAGTCTTATATTCAGTATCATTTACGTAACCAAGTTCCTTTGCCTTATCTTCAGCATACTCTTGAATTACTTGGAACCACGATTTATCGCCCGAACTAACTCCATCACTGAAAGCTTCCTTGCGACGCCATACAATTTCTTCGGGTAGATGGCCCTCCTTGAATGCTGATCGCAGGAATTCCTTCTCCATTTGTTTTCCTGCTACCGGTCTAAGAAGAGCTGGATCAAGCCGGCGAGCAAAATCTACCAGATGGCGGTCGAGAAAAGGTGTTCGTGACTCTAGGCCGTGGGCCGCCATTGATCGCTCCGAACGACGCACGTCGTATAAATGAATATTTTCCAAGAGCTTCTCGACTTCTAATTGAAACTGAATATTGTCTGGTGAGCGATAGAAATAAAGATAGCCACCAAAAAGCTCGTCGCTTCCGTCTCCATTCATAACTACTTTAATTTCCGTGTTCTCGCGAATCCATTTTCCAATTAGCCAATTTCCCACAGAAGCTCGAATAGTCGTAATATCAAATGTCTCTACTGCTGTAACGACTTGGGGAATAGCATCCAAGAATTCTTCCTGTGAGAAAATAACTTCATGATGAATTGAACCGATGTGTTTCGCTACCTTTCTTGCTGCAAGAATATCGGGTGATTCAGTTCCTAATCCAATACTAAATGTATGAAGTGATTTATGCTGTTTTTTCAATAGTCTAGCACAGATGCTAGCGATTAAACTGCTATCAAGACCGCCACTAAGAAGAGCACCGATCGGTCTATCTGAAAGCAAGCGCTTTTCTACTGCCTTTTCGAGATGACTTACCAAAAGTGACTTCATTTCTGTAGAATCAATATGCTGAGAAGGATGCCATGTTAATGATGTCCATCGCTCAACCTTATAATTGTATTCACGGAACTCTCCATAGTGACTGGGTGGGAACTCTTGAACACTACCTTTACAAGACGTTGGCAGTGCCTTGATTTCTGAAGACCAAAATGTCGTATCGGCATTCCGTAGCATAAACAAGGGACGAACTCCAAATGAATCACGGCCTACTACCATTTTCTCTTCTACGGAATCCCATGCAAGAAATGCGAAGACACCGTCCAGAAAACGACACACTTCTCTCACGGAATACTTCTCTAAAAGCCAAGGAATCACATAGCAATCACTCCCAAGATACTCGGATGAAATTCCGAATTGGATGGCCAACTCCTTATAATTATAAATCTCTCCGTTACAAACGACTGTCCAACGACCGGAGGGGGATATCATAGGCTGGTTTCCTGCTGGAGTTAGTCCATTAATTGCTAGACGAGTAAAACCAAGAGTAGCTATTCCCTCTGAAAGATTTACAATGTTCATGTGTTCCGGTCCTCGAGGAAGTAATTTATTTACAAGCTTCTTTTTTTCATCCAGACTTAATGATTTTTTATCATTGGTGGAACCCCAAATACCACACATTACATTATTAACTCTTATGACGTTTATATAGACTTTTTACAAAAAAAATAATTTTTATGTTTTTTTATTAAGTCTATACTATATCAACTGTCTATACTACCTCAACTGTTATTTCTGTCATATCTGTATCAACAGTCTTGTCCGTCTTGTCCGTCTTGTCTGTTTCAACTACCGTTGTACGAGCCATCAGATTCTCATCAGTCGGCTCATAGGGAAAGCTAAAATCCTTATTCTTTTGGACCAACAGATAGTTAGCCAAGAAGAGCTGACGAGGAATATCCTGCATGTTGACCCACTGAGTACAAGCCTGCCAATTCATAGTCTGACTTGCGGGCCTCAAACGATTAAGATAGTAATCGTGCATGTCATAGAGCATGCGAATCATGTACTTAGGAGCATCTTGTGCCTTAAGAGTGCGTCCCTTGAATACATCACAGTACGTGGTATATAGAGAGCGAGTCTGATCCTTGAGACGATTCCACAGCGCATCCCAAGTAGGCTGATCCTCAGAATAATAGTGAAGATAGTTGTTCAGATCACCACGACTGCGAAGTTCAATCAAGCGGTAATCCAAGCGAGGCGTGTTGCCTCGAAGCTCACGAATCAGCTTGTATGAAGAAGTACGGATTTTCCAACGATTGCCTGTCACTGAATCCTTTACAACGAATCCCTGACAATACATGTTGTTGTATACCTGTGAAAGCTTCTCAAGTTCCTCCTTTGTAGCCAAAGCTCCAGTCAAGGGAAGATGACGAGACGCAATGTTCATCAAACTAGAAGGAGGAACTGCAAGAAAGTTGAAATTCCCCTTCAAGTCAATAGCAATGATATCAACGAGACGGAGAAGAGGACTTGTGTTTGGTACAACAATACGATTCTCGGGATGCTGAAGAACCCACGTGTAACTCGTATTCTTATCAAAATCACCGAGATTGAGAGTCATCTTATAAAATGTCTCCCAAAACAGAGAGTGGAAACTACGAGATGAATGATACCTGCAAGAAGCATCAATATTCGAACGAGTAGAGACAATCCACTTGTTAAGACTATCATCGAAGAACATATTCAACATGGTTCCGTCCCAGAAATCCTCTACTGAATAGCCACCAGCTGATACATAGGAAGACCAAGGAAGTGACTTGAACGGAGAAATCGCAACAGGCTTGTTGAGCAACTTATTCCATACAACAGAACGGAAATAATGACTGTTGATATGTTCCATATTTGAATAACCCTTGACGTATCGAATGATAGCTAGATGATTGTAATCCTTGGAAGTGATAACCTTGAGTGTTCCGCCCTCCGCCGACTCAAGATGAGCCAACAGCTCGGTCGCCGTAAACTTTATTGCGATATCTGCGAAGAATGTATTAGAATCCATTATTACTATTTATATTGAGTCTATGCTTTTTAGTAGGCTTGTTCACCTTTCAAATTTTTTTGAGCAAGAAGATTTCATTCATTTATTCATTTTTACGATGACAGTTTGATTAGCATGAAATATTACTTAGTATTTATCAGGACAGATGGAAGCGAAAGATGCCCAAAATATTGAATTGGGAGACTGGATTTCAATCCATACACTTGAAGGTCCAGTCACAGGCGATGTAATTTTTCGTAATGACAAGATTATCCGTTTGAAACCAAAACAAGTTCGAACTACGGCGATAGATTATCTACTAGACGAGAATGGAGATTTCCGAGAAGAGGATGGAGTAGTATTTCTGGTTCAAATTCACATGAATTCCGAGTATTTCCACTGCGCCGCAATGCTAGGAGTACAGCCAGGTGAAAAAGTAGAATTCTTCACAAAAAACGGAACAGCGATTACTGAAATAGAAGGTAAGCAACTAATTGACCCTGAAACGGGTACAAGCATTGCAATAGTTGAGAATCTAATTATGACCGATACTGACGATGCGCTATTACTTACTAACGGGCTTCTAATACCTTTTAGTTTCATCGGTCCACAAGATCCGATTGCTATTATTGTAGCGTCTGCGCCCGCTTTTGAGGGAGAAGGAGGAGAAGGCACAGAAACTATCCAAGAGGAAGAACTTGTAGAGGAAATTACATTGGAAGAACTCATGCGCGAAATCATGCCGAGCTCAATTATTGAAGAAATTCCACAATCAGAACGGTTTTATCCGGATGCTGTTCAAAGACAAGAAATGTACAATGATTTTCTCACTGAACTCACGCCTGACAAGCAGAAAAATATTAAGTCACTTCGAGAGCTTTCACAAAAAGTAGAGTATATACTCGCACTCAAACAGTCTACCGTCCGATTAAATAAGGCAAATCGTCCAATAGGAGAGCAAAAGTCAACATTTGAACATCTTTCCGATGTAGTTAGCGAAGTAAGAAGCTCATATATTCCGGCATGCGTACCAATCTACGATGTCAAAAAGTCGATTTATACTGATATTCGTGAACCAAATAAATCTCCGGATTTGGAATCCCATATGCTTCTCGATGTAGAGTTTGCAGCACAAAAGAGAGCCGACCTCTATGAAAATGGCGAATATGTGACGGATGGTCTCACCTTTTACAATTACATGGATACCATTTTCAGCTCTGATTTACATCCATACTATCCAAAGTCAGGTATCAATCGTGAATCTATTGTTTACGAGCAGGAAGCCTATATTGCTCCTCCTCCCGGTGAGATGCGTGTCGGTTTCTCTTCTGATCTACCTGTTGGTTATCTCAATACGAATCGACAGAAAAAAGGTGCTCTATTTACACCACTAAGCAATGAATTTTTATCAACTGTTCCCTCTCGAGTGGGTCGGTTTTTGCCTGGTGTTCGAGCTGTTTCTCATAAGGGAATCCCTGCAACAACTGTAGCTGTTCCTAGCGACCAAGTAACGACGCATGGATATGTAATCCTCGATACTCCTACAATCTTAAATATTCGAACTATTCACAACGTGCCATCTATCATGACACGAATTCTGATTGCTAATTATCAGCGAGAGAATCGCGATTTTAATTTTTTTACTGACTTACTTCCTGTATCCGTCAGCGAAGCAACTGCCGAATCAGAAGCTCTATATCTTACAAAAGAACAGGTTTCTCAAGCTACTCCCGAATTCTGGAATATTTGGATTCGCAATAATCTGTACAGAACTCTTTCTCCTATACACGCGTTTTCACCTGCTTCTACTTATTTAGCAATCATGATGGATGCTTTTGTACCAATTCGCAGTGATTTCCCGCAATCGCTCCAGAATGAAGTGTGGAAATTCATTTCACGGAATATGACGATGTGGAAGAAGGCGAACGCAAGCACTCGTCAGCGAATCCTCAAGAAACTAGGAAGTGAAGCAGGTGGAGCAGAAGGTACAACATTTCCAACACTCATTGAATCAGCTATTCCAATGAATGAACGTGTAACGAAAGACGTTCTTCTAGGAATTCTCGTAAAGACAATCAAAGAGAAAGAGACAACCCTGCGAAACAATCCCTTCGTGTTAATTAATGAGTTTACAAAGGGATTCAACGGTGAAGCATTTATCCAATACGCAAATATCATGGCCGTACTAGAAAACCGAGAACCCGCTTTCGACACTGAATGGCAAAAAGGTAAACTGGAAGAGATTATCCGAGCACAGCAGAATAAGAATCAAATTGCTCTCGCAAGGAAAAACGCATTCAAGGCAAAACCGGAGATTAATTCTTGTCCACATGTACGATTCTTGATAGCAGTCAAGAAAGCGAAAAGTCGTGATCGTATTCGTTTCATTGAACTCTTCCAAGAATTTCTATCAAAGTACCAAGGAGTGAGAAATGGAAACTGGATTTCTTGCAGAGAATGTAATAAAGACGCTGTCTGTGTTCATGAAATCATGATTTTGAATGAAGCACTTCATCCCGGACGCTCTATGACACTCCGCAAGAAGCTTCTCATTGAATTCGGCGGACCAGTATTCGAAGGACATTTTAGTTGTAGGAATTGTGGCGAACCGATTCAAGGAATCTCGTTTGACACAAATATGGAATTTGATGACGAAGGTCGTCCCATTTCAGGAAGAACAATCATCAATAACGACGATGGACCAAAGGAAATTGACATTACAGAAATTGTGACTGCGAAAACACCCATGAAGTTCGCAAAAGAAGAAGAGCAAAAACTGTACATGATTACCAAGCTGATTAGTGAGCGCGCTGGAGCCAGTTTAGATGACGAGATTTACAAGCGAATTATTTATCGTGCAGGAATCTATTTGGATAAGAAAGTACCGACCGAAGCCGTCTACAATGCCGAAGTCGCACGACTAAAGGCACAGTCAACGCGAAAGCGTATGTCTTCTTACACTGAATATACTCGAAATCAGCAAATCGCCGTAATCGCTGCCTTGTTTTTATTTGAACTTCAAACATCCGATCCAGCAGTAGAAATAAGACATCCTTTCTTCCCACCATGTCCCTTTAGCATTTCCGGCTTTCCTACAGAGGGACTCAATCCCGAAGAAGTTGGTACAGGTGGAGTAAGCTATGTTGCTTGTTGTACAGCAAGTATTCGTCGCGAATCTGATCCATGGATGTTCTCATCTTGGTACACCGAGCAACGCCAAGAAACTGCCACAAATACTGTGAGAACACTTATGATTAGCGTTTTCAATTCTCTAATTGGCACAGCGCGTTCTGGTACTCAATTACCCATTTCATCTGAAATCCGTGATATCATGAAGGGACGCGTTGAAAGACTCCAAGCATATCAGCGAAAAGAACTTCCTTCAGCACAGGATCGTCTGCCGACTGGTTTCCAACCCGAGCCATTTATTCAACTTCCTACAGGTGTTAGAGATACTCCCACGAGTGGCGATCCCAATCCCGTTATTCAATCGATGGATTTACAGAGTATAGATATACCTGCAAGAGACATGAATTATCGTTTACGTGTTATTTACGCTACTTTGAAGCAACAAGCGAATGAGAGAGCGAAACGTGAAGGATTACTCTTTGTAGCATCTGAAAGAAGCACTTCTTTCGCATCTCCGACTACACTACAAGACATCAAGCGAGGTATTTTGACTGTTTTGGGTATTGTTCCTCTAGAAGAAGAAGCAAATCGTCTCGCATCGGCATTACGAACTATTGAACTGCGTAGTCCTTCGAGTACCAACGCAGGAACACATATCTGGACACCCTTTTCTATTCGCCAAGAGAAAGAAGCGCGTACTGAGATTCCAAAGAACATTCTATACAAGTTGTTCTTGAATACGTGTTTCCGAGGTCCCAACATTGGTTCTCCTCACAAACTGGGATATGGCAATATCTGTAAGAACTGCTCATTCCAATTTCCTGCATCACCAGATATCGTAAATCCTGAAAAGGAGGGAAAACCTGCTTTAGAAGCACAAGGAATTGATTATAGCGAGACTGAATTTGACAAGATTTTAGCTGCAAAGCGCGAGAAGCAATCAATTCAATTTACAGTAAAGCCGGATGATCCCGAACTTATTCAGAACATTGCTGAATGGATTGCTGATCCAATCTTGGGTCCTGCCGATGCCAAAATGTGGTCTTCTGTATCGGAAATCCTTACAGGCATAGGGAAAGGCATAGACAGAAGCAGTGATATAGAACGCGATACAGCATGGGGACCATTTGTCACTGTTTACGACCAAGCTCGCGAGAGACTAAGAACTGTGATCGGAACATCGGCTACTCGTAAAACAAGAGCAGAGGCTGTAGCTACTCAGTTTATGGCTTCCTTTGATGTTTTAACTCAATTTCCACTTGGAAATGGAACAGATACAATAATTAACGCATTGATTTCTCCTCTTATCCAACGTGCTTCTAGTTATAAAGTAAGCTCTGCGACTTCTCTCCGTGAAGTTAAAGGTCGTTACAATGTTGACGAAATCGTGGATGCGATTAGCAAAACACAGTGGATGAAGCTAAGCACCGAACACGTATCCTTGTTGGATGAAATTTTGCGCGAACATACCAAGATTATTACTGATTGTAGCAAACAGGCGAAAGAAGTTTGTAAACGTGTCGGTTTAGAACTTGGTTCCTGGTTTCAGCGTTGGAAGGAATTAATCTTCGAGGAACCTTCCCAAGGATTCACGGAAAAAGAGGCGCAGTATATCTTACGATTCACATTGATTCGGACGTTACTTGAAGTCATTGATGTCACAAGTGATTATTACAAAAATCTGCCTACAAATGGACCGGAAGAAGGACCACTTCCAGAGAAGACGTCTGTAATGCGCGAAATGATAGAATTCTTAGCTGAATGTATTACTCGCTATGCTAGCAAGGCACGTATTCCGTCGGAGAATGAAATCCGAGAAATGCTACTCAAGAGAGCGGAGGCCGAAAGAAATTATATTATCGGTATTTTCGAGAAACTAGATGAGGATGAAGAGGCTGTTGAAAAGGTATTGAAGAAGTTCGGTATTGGCAAATGGGCAATGGGCAAAAATGTCAAAGATTATAGTCCTGAACTTTATGAGCACGATAGAAACCAACGGATTGAAATGGGTATGTTTGAAATGGCTCCTGCTCCTGCTCCTGAAGGACGTATCACTGGAGCAGATTTCGGTTTCATGTCATTTGCCGGCGAATCAAGAGCTGATCGAGGATATGAAAATAACGATCACGAGGGGCGTGAGTATGGTGAACAGGAATTACGTGGTGGTGATATTTAATTATAAAAGAAAATTACGATACATCAGGAGAAGAACAAGAATGCACGTTTTATTTTTGGCTCTTACGATATATTTAATGGGGAGCGCATTCGTGTTATATCTTCGACCAGCCATCATGTTTCAACCGGGTGGAACATGGAAGGAATTTTCATTGACACCAGGACCTAACCATAGCTATATGCCTTTTTGGCTCTTTACAATAATTTGGTCATTCGTAAGTTATCTTCTTGCAAGTTTCATTCAACGATATACTATGTCATCCATGGAAGATGACTTTGTTCAAACACAGGAACAATTGGAGACTGACTTTGAGCAAATAGCGGAACCGGTAAGTAAGTCTATGGGATTGAATACTACTCAGAATGGTTTCTATGTTTTGAATACTACACAAACAGCTAAAAACCGAGCTCCGATGTATGTATATTATGGCGACAAGCCTCCATCGGGATTTACACAACAGTAAGCGGTTTATCTACATCTGGAGCTTGGCACGCAGTCGCATACCATGAAAGTGTAGCAACCGAATACATTCCGCCCCAGAACTGGTAAAAGGCCGTAACAGCTGATTCACGGAATTCCTCGGACAAATAACCTACAGGAATAAGTCCACGAATGATATCGCCAAAGAAACCAACGTACCAAGAAATAACCAAAAAAACTATAGTAAATCCTAAACCCATTCCTGCAAGATTCATTAAATGTTCTGGTTGGAATACTTTACCACATACGCCTCCTTGTATGATGGCGAATGAAGCGTAATTCATGATAAAGCTACCGATCGTAACAGCTAGAAGAACCGAAAAGAACGCCGTTGAACTTCTAATGTCGTAATCTTCCGCTGACAGACGTTTGTAGAATAATAAACCAATAATCGGAAAAAATGCGTGAACAACACCATTGAGTAACATTGTACCGATTACTTTCCCGGAAGCATCACTCATTCTACTTTCACCGGTGAAAGAAGGACTAGGAAAATAGACGCTGTTTTTAGAGAATGGCGTCCCGAACAAAGGCGAAGGGTGAATTCGTTAATCCAGCGAGAGTTAAAGATTTGAATTCGTGGTGTTTGTACTATAAAGGTAGATTCCAGAATCTTAAGATTGACTATGCTACCGGCAATCCAATCGTCTTGAATCCCGAAAATCTAGCTGAGGTTGTGAAAGTGATTGAAATACCCAAGGGAATGGATTTATACAGAGCCCTGGAGACTTACCGTTCAACTGAGCGCGATAAATACACTACAGCGCTTCAACAGATGATGACTATCAACGATCAAAAATCGGCTGAGAAAGCGGTTAACGATGAAAACTTACAGAAAGCATATTTCGAAGTAGCTCAGGCTATATCTGGATATAGACAAACACCAACTCCTGATGGAGTAAAACGAGTAGCAATAGCGCAAAGAGATATGGCATCTCTCGAAAAGGAAATGAATTCCTCTCTCGAGCGGGCTGTGACAGCCTTCGCATATTCAATCCCTCCTGCAGGAGATGTTCCTGTTCCACCGGCTTTTCAGTATGTCCGCTATGAATCATTATCTAACAAACGTGCCTTTTTGCTTTAGTAGTGTTACTGAAGAGGATACGGCCTGATCTTGTCTTCGTTTTTGTCGCAATCCACTTTTTTCACGACATACTGAAAACATGTACCGTTTCTATCAACGTATAAAGTTTTCCCAGCATTATCAAGATTTGGATTCTTAAAGATAATCATTGGCGCCGGTTTCAAGATGTAAACAATGAAAAATCCAACAAAGAAACTCAACATCATAGGAACAATTTGTATTTTGTTAAAAAACCGCATAGGGCAATTTCCTAATTTAACAGTAGGGAAAAAGATTCAATGCTCGACTTTATGGAAACTATGAATCATCCTAAATTAGCTTTCATAATAAGTTGCTTAATCGGGTTTGGTTTAGCTGCAATGATGAGACCGTTATGTAAAGGACCTGATTGTATCGTAATTCGAGGACCGGAAGTCTCACAATTCAAGGACAGCGTTTATCAAATCGGTGAGGGTTGTTATGAATTTAAGGTAAAAACAACCGAATGTCCAGCTGATAAGACGGGATTAGTTAAGACATTCTCATTCGCTGATGTTGAATAATGAATCGCGTAATGCGTGAAAAAGAAAACTTTGATATATTTATCCTTAATAAATGTCTCAAAGTACTCCTCTTGACAAGCTAGATGGTCCCGCTTCATCTTCCGATGCCAATTTAGTAAGCAAAATTCTTGCTGATATGAATATTTCTGGTTCTGACAATCAAGCGAAGCAGACACAAGCGATTGATAACCCCAATCACGCCTCACTGTCACAGAGGGCTCCTCGCCTGGTGCTTCAAGAGCCACCCATTCAATCAACACAGGAATATACAATGGATTCAATGCCTGCTACCGCACATATGATTGGTAATTCAGCTCCGAGCAATCAGGATTTTTCATCCATGATGGGATCAATGTACGCCCAGGTTCCGCAGATGAATCAAGTCGAACCTATCATAATGCCTGTTCTTCAAAAGCAGGATATGTGGTCTTATCTAGCAGAACGCATCCGAGCACCTATTGTCGTTACTGCTCTTTTCTTTCTACTCAACTTGCCCATTTTCCAAGCGAGTATCTTACAGTTCGCTCCCTGGGCATTTCGCTCCGGTTCTGAGTACTCTGTGGTAGGACTTGTAGTAGTCTCTCTAATTGCTGGCTTGCTCTTTGCAGGATATCAGCTTTTATCGGATATAATTGGTGTTTAACACAGTGTATCTAAAAATCACTTCTAACGATAGAATGCGCTTATTCTTCGGATTCACTTTGAGCGAAACAGCTGTAGCAGTAATTTTCCTTCTTGCGACTTTACCTATTATTAAGTCAGCTGGCGCAGGAAACATCTTGCCCATTGTTGCTGGTGCTCTTGTCTTTTGTGGATTACAACTTATTCGTGGTGTAAAGTCACTTGGCGTACGAGTCTTGCTAGCATTACTTGTGGCTATGATTCTAGTACCAGTTCCCTTCCGTGGCAAACGGATGTGGGAAGGATTCGCTGATAGTGGTCCGATTGGCACTGACGAAATGTCCAATTCTGTTGAAATACCAACAGTTGAAGAGGTCAAGGGTGATGAAGTAGAAGATGAAGAGGATGCAACAGCTATGGCCACTGAGAGTTTCAAAGGAGCACTGAATGCCGTAGAATCTCCTCCGCAAGAGCGTGAACCCGCTGACTTGAAGGATCTCGGTGAGAAGTATTTGAAAGTCGAAGCTAAGAAGAAGTATCGTCTTCCCTCTGAGAAAGATGACGGAGAATACCACATTGATTCCGGCACCACATTCATGAACGCGTACAAACAATTAAAGCCGGAACAAATTAATGCTTTAACATCCGATACACAAAAGCTTATTAGTGTTCAAAAAGATCTCATGTCTAATTTGAGCAATCTGAAGCCTTTAATCAGTGACGGAAAGGAAATCATGAGAACTTTCAAGAGCTTTTTTGGCTCTGATCCTATCTCTTCGTAAAGATTACGAAGACATTATTAGAATGGTAAAACTCCGTAGTCTTCCAAAACAACGTGGTTTTTCCTCAATGAAGCAAAGCCAACGAGGTGGTTCAATGGCATGTCCACCGGGTGTCTTTTGTTTAACGAATTCAGTGATGATTGTTATCATT